ATGAGATAAAAGCTGAAATAAATGAACTCATTGAATATGGTGAAATCGAACTCAAAGAGTTAGAAGAAAAAAGGCAAGTAGCCTTTGATAAAATAAAGGAAAAAAATTATGAACATTTTATTTAATTTAGTTTTTAAAAGATGGAAAGAACTCCTTATCCTTCTTTTAGTTGGTGTTATATTCTTAATGAGAGGATGTGGGCCAGATTTAAGCGATAAAGAAATCATCAATGTAGATGGTGAGGATTTTGAATTACTTAAAAAAGAAATAGATACAGTTTTTGTAGAAAAAGAAGTTAAAGTAACAAAGTATGTACCAAAGTATATTACAAAAGAAGTAATTAAAGAAGTTGAAATACCAGTAGATGTAGATTCACTTGCAATTATCAAAGATTACTTCTCAAAAGTAACAGTAAAAGATACATTAAATCTTGCATATGACTTTCCAGAGGTAGTTACCGATTCATTGGGTAACAAACCAAGTGGAGATTTAGGATTTGGTATTCTTACTGATGTTATTTCACAAAACAGAATCGAATCAAGAGAAATTGATTGGTTCTTCAAGATTCCAACTGTTTACAATACTACAATTGTAAAAGAGTTACCGAAAAACGAATTTTATTATGGTTTCGGAGTAGGAGTTGACCAAACCAATGGATTTGGTAACTTAAGTGTTAATGGATTGTTAAAAACTAAGAAGATGAACATCTATGGAGTTAACATAGGTTTATCAAATCAAGCAGGTGAATACAAACCATTCGTTGGAACATCACTATATTGGAAAATAGGAAAAAAATAAATGGCTAAAGCTTCTTTAAAAGAAATTATAAAGTTAGAGTATCAGAAGTGTGCATCAGACCCAATACACTTCATGAAAAAGTATTGTATGATACAACATCCTGTCCGAGGCAAGATACCCTTTCACTTATATCAGTTTCAAGAAAGAACCTTAGATGAATTTAGTAAACATAGATACAATATTATCCTTAAATCAAGACAGACAGGTATATCAACCTTAACTGCTGGATTTGCTTTATGGAAAATGTTATTTAATCAAGATTATAATGTATTAGTTATTGCAACTAAACAAGAGGTTGCCAAGAACCTTGTAACGAAGGTTCGTGTAATGAACCAGTACTTACCCTCATGGTTAAAACAAACAACAGTAGAAGATAATAAGTTATCTCTGAGATACTCGAATGGTTCTCAGATAAAAGCAACATCAGCCGCTGGAGATGCTGGTCGTTCTGAGGCACTATCTCTTTTGGTTTTTGATGAAGCAGCGTTCATTGATAAGATTGAAGATATTTGGATATCAGCACAATCTACCTTATCTACTGGTGGAAACGCAATTATCCTTTCAACTCCAAATGGTGTGGGTAATTTCTTTCATAAAACATGGGTTGGTGCAGAAGAAGAGGAAAATGGGTTTAATACAATCAGATTACATTGGACGGTTCATCCTGAAAGAAATCAAGCTTGGAGAGATGAACAAGAAGTGTTATTAGGAGTAAAAGGAGCAGCACAAGAATGTGATTGTGACTTTGTTTCTTCGGGTGATACTGTAATTGAGCCACAATTATTACAATTTTATAAAGAATCATATTGTCAAGAACCAATGGAAAAGACAGGATTTGATGGAAACCTTTGGAAATGGGAATATCCAAACTATAATAAATCATATATGGTTGTTGCCGATGTTGCTCGTGGAGATTCAACAGATTATTCAGCTTGCCATGTAATTGATATAGAAGAAGCAACTCAAGTAGCAGAATACAGAGGTAAATTAGATACAAAAGATTTTGGAAACTTCTTGGTATCACTTGCAACTGATTACAATCAAGCATTGTTGGTAGTTGAGAACGCTAACATAGGTTGGGCTGTAATTCAACAAGTAATTGATAGAGGATATGGAAATTTATTTTACATGAGTAAGGATTTAAAGTATGTAGATGTTGAACATCAAATGTCAAACAAATATAGAGCTCAAGAAAGAAATATGGTAGCTGGGTTTAGTACAACTTCTAAAACTCGACCTTTAATTATATCAAAGTTAGATGATTACTTTAGAGATAAATCAGTAACAGTTCGTTCCACAAGATTAATTGATGAATTATTTACATTTATATGGAGAGGAAATAGAGCAGAAGCTATGGCAGGTTACAATGATGATTTAACAATGTCATTTGCAATAGGACTTTGGGTAAGAGATACTGCACTTAGATTAAAACAAGAAGGAATTGATTTAACTAAACAAGCATTAGGTGGTATTGGAGCACATCAATTAGATATTGCAGGAATGGGATTTGGTGGTAATCAACAATTAGAAGAAAATCCTTGGAAACAAAGAGTTGGTGATAGAGATGAAGATTTAACTTGGTTAATTAAATAATTATATATTTATAATATAAGGAGAAAATATTATGATTTCAATGAAAAACTTACTTAACGAAAACGAAAACTATTGTAGTGAATACTATGTAGAAAACTATCACGATATAAAAGAATTCGTAGAATTCATGGAATCGTACAAGCCTGATATCAATGAAGCAGAATACCAAGGTAGAAAAGTAAAACTTGGTAAACCCACAAGAGGTGATGTAAAAAAATTCAAAGTATATGTTAAAAATCCCCAAGGTAATGTAGTAAAAGTAAACTTTGGTCATAAAGGAAAAGGTGGAGAGAAAACAATGTCAATCAAAAAGAATAATCCTCAAAGGAGAAAATCTTTTAGAGCAAGACACAACTGTGATAATCCTGGCCCAAGACACAAAGCAAGATACTGGTCATGTAGAGCATGGTAAAACAATTTAATAAAGGTTATAATTTAAAATAGGAATAAAATGGCAGATACTTCATTTTTTGGTAGATTAACAAAGCTATTCAGAGCCCAAGCGGTGGTTACCATTGATAAAGATGGTAAAAGAAGAGTAGTTGATACCGATGAAAGACAACAAACGAATCTATCATCTCTAAGAGATAGATATACTAAGATTCAAAAATCTTTCTTCGAACAAGCAGGTGGTGCACAATCAATGGCATACCAACAAGTTCGTAGAGAGGTATTCAGAGATTACGATGCAATGGATAATGACCCAATATTAGCATCAGCTTTAGATATATATGCAGATGAATCAACACTAAAAAATGAATTTGGTGATACTTTAATGATTCATTCAGATAATGAAAAAGTACAAGATTTATTAATAAATTTATTTTATGATATTCTTAACATAGAGTTTAATCTATGGCCTTGGACAAGAAATATGTGTAAGTACGGAGATTTCTTCTTAGGTTTGGAAATCGCTGAAGGTAAAGGTATTGTAAATGTTACTCCTCATTCTGTTTATAATACAGAAAGATTAGAAAGAACAGACCCAACAAATCCAAATTCTGTTAAGTTTAAAATTACGGAAGACCCGAATGGAAAAGAAGAATACGAAAATTGGGAAATTGCTCACTTTAGATTATTAGCAGATACAAACTGGCTACCATATGGAAAATCAATGATTGAAAATGGTAGAAGATTGTGGAAACAATTATCTCTTATGGAAGATGCAATGTTGATTCACAGAATCATGAGAGCACCAGAAAAGAGAGTATTCAAAGTGGATATAGGAAATATCCCTCCAACAGAGGTTGATAACTATATGCAGAGAATCATCAACAAAATGAAGAAAGTTCCTTTCGTTGATAGAAATACTGGTGATTACAACTTAAAGTACAATATGCAAAACCTAACTGAAGATTTCTACTTACCAGTTAGAGGTGGTGATAGTGGTACAAACATTGAAAACCTTGCAGGTTTAGAATATGCTACTATTGAAGATATTGATTACTTAAAAAACAAATTGTTCGCGGCTCTTAAAATTCCAAAAGCTTATTTAGGATACGATGAGAATGTAAATGGTAAAGCAACACTTGCAGCCGAAGATGTTAGATTTGCAAGAACAATTGAAAGAATTCAAAGAACAATGATTTCAGAATTAACAAAAATAGCAATCGTACATTTATATTCACAAGGAATTACTGGTCCTGATATGACTAACTTTACTTTACAATTAGTAAATCCATCATATATTTACGAACAAGAAAAGGTAAACTTGTGGAGTGAAAAAATCAGATTGGCACAAGATGTAATGGGATTAAATATGTTATCAAAAGATTGGATATATGATAACATATTCAGAGTATCTGAAAATGAACAAGATGATGAAAGAACTAAAATTATTGAAGATATAAAAGATAGGTATAGATACAGAATGATTGAAGATGAGGGTAATGACCCTGCATTGGAGGATGAAGAACCAGATGATATTGAAGAATCTTTAGAAGCTCTTAAAAGAGAAATTAAAGATAAAGGTGGTAGACCAAGAGAAGGGGGTACTTATAAAAAGGATAAATCTCCTTTTGGTAGAGACCCACTAGGTGATAAAGAAAGGAAGGGTGCAAGAAAGAACACAACTTCTGAAGAAAAGGCTATAAAAATGATATCAGGTATAGCATCAAAACGAAAGTATTTACACGAAATGAAAGGTATGTTAGATGAAGATAACATACTCGATGAGTAAAAAATTCC